AGCGATGGCGGAACCTTCGTTTTTGACTGGTGCAGCAGAGAAACCAGACAATTTGGTTTCTTCTTCAAAGCTACGTTCCGAAGTTTCGGTTTCGTAGATTTCTTTGTGCTCTTCGCCGTAGCGAGCGTATTCCAGACCGAACAAAGCGTTCAGGCCGGGGAGCAGTTCTTTAAGCAGTTGTGCGCGTGAAATAGCCATGATTTACTCCTTACGCACCGGTGGCGTCGTTGTATTGAGCAGTGTTGAGTTTCACGACGAACTCATAATAAGTCGTGGCTGTAGCACTACGGGGGCCTGTGGCGGATGCGGTAATCACATCAACAACGCGCAGGGGGAAAGTGTTGGTAGTGGTGGCAGAAGAACCATCAATACCGTAGGCGGAATCACCGGTGGAGGTGCTGCCCACGTTTGCGACCAAAGCCACGTTCTTGCCAACGATCGTGCGAGCGTAAGCCGCAGGAGTTGTAGAACCAGCAGTGGTAGCTGCGACTTGGAACACGGCAGTAGGATCATCCACAACATAGGCGTAAGCCAATGCGGTAGTGGTAGACGCGGCTGCGGGGTAAAACTGACCTTGGACAGTTTGACCCAACGAGTTTACGTATTGGCAACCAACGACGACACCGACGATGTCACCAGAGTTGGTTGTGTTTGCTGCCACGAGGTAGCCACCACTTTCTTTCACGGTATCACCGTTCAAGATTGCAGTAGCGTAGCCAGCGGCCACGGGGATTTGACGGATCGCTCCGGCGTAGGGCATACCATCCAATCGTTGGATGGGTTTCAGGCCGTACGTGCTAGACACGGTAGGGTAAGCCATTTAAGACTCCTTGAAAATTGTTAAGAACCAGAACCAAATGTGACCTTCGTTTGCCGTTCCGCGAACTTTTGCATACGAGGATCATTGTCTTTCAAATAGCTGTTGTCCACTGAATCCATCTGGGCCTTGTTCTGGTGTGCGTAGTATTGGCTACGCTGTTCCAAAAACTCAGAAGGGATACGGCAGAGCAGCAGCCCGCCCACTTCGATGTTTCCTTTGAAACGACCTTCGGTGCTTGCGTGCATCATGAGCTCGGGATAGTCCTCTGCTTTGCAGGGCTCAAATCCTTCGCGCAACTTGCTAGAGATATTGCTTGGATCAGCGGCACCCAACATTGCTGTACGGATGTAACGATGAGTCCAACCGGGACGAGGATCAGGACTCGGTAAAGTTTCAGGTGGACGCCACGCTTGTTGGCGCATTGCTGACTTACGATCTTCCAGCTCACGAGCTAGGCGATTTGTTTTACCGTTTGTTTGAACTGCTTGTTCCATGTTTAACCTCTATTAAGTTTGGCAACCTGTTTCGCGTACTCTTCGATTGGAACCCCAAGCCTGCGAGCGATCGCAGCTTCGGATGCCTTCAAACGAATACGGTTAGGCGGTGTGCTACGTGCGGCTGGGGCCACAACGGTAGCGGGTTTTGAAGCACGGCGCTGAGGAACTTCTTCCTCTTCCACCGGGGTCGATCTCTTTTTGGGCGGATCAGTATCCTCTTCGCTCTGAGCATCTTCAAAATACTCAGGGAAACGCTTTCGCATTGTTTTGTCGATTGTATCGAAGTATTCCTTCGTACCGATATATTCTGGACCATACTGCTTCTGGAGCTTCTTGTCAAGGCCCATTGCAGTCATCGTCATCTCTTCATCTTGACCCCACCAATCGCTATTGCTCTCCATCCATTGCTGGGTACGGCGACTCAATCGTGGGGGCTGGGGTTCAGTCGGCGCGGGCTTGAACTCTTCGCGTTCCTGAACCTCGATGGGTCTCATATCAGAGGCTTTGTCCAAACGCAAAGTGGCGCGTGAAATGTCGGCCTGCGCATCTGCTACAGCTTCAAAGTCACCCGCTTCGTGGGCTTCTTTAAGGCGGCGTTTAGCTGCGGCAAGCTCAGTTTCAGCGGCACCTTTGGAGGTCTCGATGAAGGCTTTACTGCCTGTGGCAAGCTGCTGTTGGAGACGCTTGTTCTCTTCGAGCACTTGGCGTGCGTACGCTTCTGCTGCTTGGCTTTCACGCAGAGCTTGTTCTTTTGCGCGTCGTTCATCATGGTAGCCACGGGTGAACTTCTTGATACGCGCTTGGACTTTCTCGTCGTAGCTGGCCAACTCTTCTTCTGTTGGGTCTTCAACAGGCTCCTTCATGGGCTTGCGGCCACGGTCTTCGGGAGGTGTATCGTCCTCAACTTCCACTTCAAACTTATCGTCTTCAGCGGCAGCTTGCTTGGTTTGTTTTTCATCGGGGAACTCGAAGTCCTCACCTTTGAATTCTGGTAACGGCATGGTTTACTCCTTATGCAGCTCGTGTGATTCCACGGGGGTCTTGCACAGTCGCTTCAACTGAATCATCATTGATGATGCGGAATTCACGGCCATGAATCTTCAAGCGGGTGCCTGAATTGGGGCGGACAACGACGAAGTCGCCTTCCTTGCAGCGGGGTCCGTTAGGAAACCGCGACTTATCTTGGTATGCAGTCGGGCCCAACTTCACCACAAACAATACTGGGGTCAGTACTTCTTCGTAGTGCATAGCTTGGCTTGACTTGATGATCCCGCTTTCGCTGTCGGCATACTGCTCCATTGCCTCGGGGACAACGCACAGCAACATGTAGTCGGCAGGATCGGGCAACTGCTTGGCTTTTTCTTCAGCGCTCTGGTTAAGAATGCCGGATAGGTCCACAGCAGACACGTCAAATTCACTCATCAGATTTCTCCATTTTTTGCACAAGGTCGTTGATAGTGCGCTCCGCGAGGTTTAGACCTTGGATGATCCCGCAGAGGTTTTTGTATTCGGCGTAGTCTTTGGGAGTGCCGCTTGCGACGGCCCTCTCGTATGCACCACGTTCCTCAACAATTTGTTTGGCGATGTGCGCCAGAATCTGATGCTCTCTCATTCATTCCCTTTGCTAGGCTTTTGCTGCGCAGCCTGACGCGCTTGAGCTGCCTGCATGTTTTGCTGGCGATTTTGATTGTGCATCTGGGCTTTGTGCTTGGCGATGTCTACGCCCATGCGTGCGCCTTCAATTTCTTGTTGGCGTTTGAGTTTGTCTTTGTTGGCAGCGGCTTGCGCCCCCACCTGCATACCAGCGATCTGCAACTGCGCTTGGATACGTTCTTGCTCGATGCGAAGGCGGTCGGCTTTCTCGGCAGCATCGATTTGTTGCTTCTGTGCTTTGAGATGCAGCTCTTGTTGTTTAAGCTGGAGCTCTTGCTGTTGCATCTGCACGACTGGGTCTTGCGCTTGTTGTTGCGCAGCTTGCTGGGCGGCTTCTTGCTGATCGCGTTGGAGAAGTTGCTGTGACGCTTGTGCTGCCAACTGCGCGATCTGGTCGGCCATCTTGGGGTCCATGTGTTTGTTTTGTTCTTCGCTTGGCAGGGGCACACCCATCGCTTGCTCGACCTGCAGACGGTACTCGAACGCAATATGCTCGTTGATGTGCGCCATTGCTGCCGCCATGATCTGCTGCGCCGCTGGGTTCATCTGCATCAACTGCTGAATCTTGGGACTCTGGATTGCAGCCATGTGAACCGTGATGTGCGCTGGGTGATTTTGCTCAATGAACGCCTTGAGTGGTTTGCCAGTCAAGAGGTTTTGGTTTTCCTGAATCGGGTCTGTAGGCGTTGCATCTTCCTCGATAGGAACAAGCTTAGCCGCGTTCTTGACACCCAGCACCTCAATCATCTGACGGTGCAGCAACGGCAAGTCGTACAACTGGGGAGCGGACTGTGCAAGCTGGAGCACAGCTTGGTACTGCACAATCTTCTGCGCCATCGTCGCCGCGTTGGGGTCGCTCACTGGGATCACGTCCACCATGTGGTAGTCGGACTTCTTGGCCTTGCGGCTTGCGTCTTCTGGGTCGTACTCGTAGTCGTCGGACTCATCGGCAATGATTGCTTTCAAGAGTTTGAACTCTTGTTTCATCGCATAGTGCAAGCGTGACTGCACCGCTGTCATCACCTTCAGAGTGCGCTCAAGCAGCGCTAGTGTGGTGCCCACCGGTGCGCCGGCAGACATGTCGCTGACTTTCAAATCGCTGGACGCGAACGCACGGCCTTCTTCGACGATCTGTTGGAACAACATGAACAGAACCTGTGATGGTTCTTTGTATGGCAGCGGCAGGATGTTGTCGCGGATCGACCCACTCGGCACATCTACGTCACGGAACTCGCCCGGGGCAATTGGCGTGTCATCGCCTTTAACTCGCAGTCCGCGAGACTTGAGACCCCCCGGAAGGTTAGAGAGCGTACCAGCATCGACGAGCTGACGAATGAGCATCGTGGCGCTTTTCGCATAACCTCCAATAAGGTGAATGAGGCCGTATCCGTAAAAACCGAACCCCGGAATGTATTGGTAATGCACAAAGTGCTGGCGTTTGATGTGGAGCTTGTCATCTTCTAACCAATTGCGGCGGATGGACAGGATCGTACTTGTGCCCTTCTCGACAGTCACGACGTATGGCAGCGCGATGCCGGTGGGCTCACCTTTTTTGTTTTTGTGCTCGAACCCTTTCAAGTCCAAGTCAACGTGCATCTCAAGGATGCGATAGCGGTTGTCCTCGATCGCAGACATGCCATTCTCCTCGGCCTTCTGCTTCTCGATGTCGTCCAACTCATGTGTGGGGTCTCCAAGCTCCACGTCCATGTAGAACCCAGCTTCTTGGAGTTTGCGCACCTCGTTCTCGGTCTTACGCATGATGTGCGTGACCCGCTCGGCAGTCTCAAGATGCGACGCGCCGTAGGGAACAACCAAGTCTTCTGCAGGGATGAACATGGCCATCTGGCGACCCTTGGACGGATCGAAGTAGACCTTCTTGAACGCAGAGCCGGCAAGGGGCAGAGCCCACAACAACTTCTCGTGTTCTGGTCGGTACTCAGTCATCACCTCGGTGAGCTGGTAGTTCATATCGTCGCGCACGCGGGCCGCAGCTTCTTCACGCAACAAGTCGACCGCGCCAACGATCTGCGTCTTCACGGGGCCCATCGCGGGGAATGTCTCCATCATGGCTTCGCTCTGGAAGCGCACAACGGACTCGGTCAACATCGGGTGGAACACGCCGCACGCGCCCTGCCAAGGCTCGGTGCGCTCCTCATACTTCAGACCCAGTAACTTCAAGCCGTCAATATAGGTCTGTATCCAGTCCTTGCGGTCGTTCATGTCCTTGTCGAAGTCATCGATCAAGTCTGAGCTCAACCCGGCCAAATCCTTCTCGTCCATGTACTCGGCGAGGTTGGCATCAAAGTCTTCTTCAGTCGCAGGGGCGGGTGCGAGGTCGATCTCCAAATCGCCTGTCTTGAGGCTTACGCTCTCTGGGTCCTCGATCTCGATCTCCATGTCGGGCTGTTGGCCCATCAAATCTGAGAGACCTTGCGGTGCTTGATACAAACTTTTTTCCATGATTAACCCCAAGTCTTTTTGGCCACCCAGTGCTGGATGGATTGAACCGCAAACGCCAACTTGGTCGGCAGCTTGAATAATTTTTTGCCTTCTGGTGTAAACATAGTCCCGTCAGAACCAACACCCATCAATCCAAATTTCATATCCGATCCTTAAATGAATTTGCTGCTGCCAGCAATACGTTTGCCAATTGCTCCACCTTTAGACTTTTTTTCTGAGTCTGTAGTCATGTAACTACGTAAGGAGTCCAACATTTTTAACTGATTAGCATCATAGTTCATTGCACTGTTTGCGTCATCTGGCCATTGATTGATCACATACCCTCTCATCGCAGAGTCTGTCGCGTTGCGAACTGCATCCGCTTCTGAACCCCCACTATCCAAAGTAGCTTGATAATCCCCGGCTTGTTGCCTAAGAATAGAAAGTTGTTTGGGGGCCCATGAACGCATCAATGATTGACGTGTATTGTTGGCCACTGGGTCCGCATGTAAGACTTCTCCGGCTAAATCATCTGCGGAAAATTGATCGGGTCTATACACTTCAACACCTAATTGATGTATGGGGATTCTGTTCGGCCTTGGGTATTTCTCGTCGCCGGGCTCCCCAATAGGCCATGTTTCTGCATAGTTACCAGTATCAGAAGGATTAGTTATGACTACTGGATTGTGTCGTTTTAAGAAAGGGTATTTTGCTTGCGCATCGTTTATCAATTGTTCTTCATAGCTAGGCATCTTACCCCCTTTAAACTGTGTAGAACCGCTCTTTGCGGCGACCTTTGAACCACTGAATGTCCTCGGCCTCATCTGATGGTAAGCGGATGAACCCACCCGAGCGGAACCGCATTAGGGCCAATGTTGTTGCGTCAACCAAGTCATCATGCTCGCCTGATGGGAACGCAGCGATCTCATCCACCAACTCTTCAGCCCAACGAGTCTGTGGTACCCACACCCTGCCAGAGGCAATGATGTCAGACACCGAATTCAATCTCGCTATCTTATCCTGTCCTTTGCTCGGAGTGTAGTCCTGCACAGGTATGCCCATCGCCCGCAAGTCGTAGATCAGTGGTGCACCCGAAGCTTTCTTCTCGATGATGATCGTATCGGGCTCGTAGTCGTTGTACTCGCGCAGCACGTCGCGTTTTAAATCTGGAAACTCAACCCGCTTCTTGTATGTGTTGAGCAAGATGATGTTCTTGGAGTTGTCTTTGTGGTGCGTGAACACCCCCCACGTCGTCCCTGCGGAATAGTCGGCCCGCTGAGTTTTCTCGAACGCCGTATCCCAAGACTGCAGCACGTACTCGCACTCGGGCGGCTTGTCCTCTTCCCACCATCTCCACCAGTCGCGCTTGACGATCGCGCTCTCATTACCCACGGGGTTCTGCTGGTACTGCGCCTGCCATTTACTGTTGGGCAGTTCTTCTTTCAGCGCCGAGAGCTCCTCCAACGACCAAAACTGAGGCCATAAGGGATTACCCGAAGGCAGAATCGCAGGAAACTCGATCACCTCCCAACCCTCGCCGCCGCGCTGCGCGTCCGACTTCAGCACTTGGCCGGTCAAGTCACGCTGCGCCCACCGAGTCATCACAATCACGATCGCACCACCGGGCTGCAGACGCTGACGCGGACCTGACGTATACCACTCGTACACTTTGTCGTACACCTCTGGGTTCACCGCCGCCATCGCCGCTTCTTGTTCTGAGTGCGGGTCATCAATGATGAGCAAGTCGGCACCCTTACCCGTCACCGCGCCGCCCACACCGATCGCAAAGTAGTCACCACCCTTGGATGTGTTCCACCGGCCCGCTGCTTTAGAGTCGGACGACAGGTTCAGGTCGGGGAAGATGTCTTTGTACCCCTCGGTATCCACCAAGTTGCGCACCTTACGGCCAAAGCCCACGGCCAACTCAGCAGTGTGGGATGTTTGAATCACTTTTTTGCCCGGGAACCGCCCAAGAAACCACGCCGGCAGCAGGTATGACGCAAATTCTGACTTCGTGTGGCGCGGGGGCATGTTGATGATGAGCCTTTTGCACTGGCCATTGGCCACCCGCTCGAACGCTTCGGCCATTCTCTTGTGGTGGGCCCCAGAAATGAAGCTTGGCCACACTTTTTCCACGAATTTGATGAATTTTTGCTGCGAAAGTTCTCTATCTTTGAGCTTTTCCAGCCTAATAAGCTGCGCTTCAAGGGTGCGCAGGTCACTCTCGGACAGTTTTCCCGAGTTAATGAGGGTCTCAATGTCTTTTAAAGTGACTTCACTCATTGGGCATCCAGAATTTCTTTAGCCGCTACATGCAAAACCCCAATAGCTGTAGCTACAGGCACTTGCCCTGCGTAGGAATACACAATTTCCTTGACCCGGTCGCACATTTCTTCAATCACCTCGTGTTGCGGGCGGCTGGAAGTGGCAATTACTGTGAATTTTTTAACTTCACTCATTGGTTTTTTCAGGTTTTTCGCTGAATTCACCCTCTTCGGGCTGCTTGTTGTCCATGTAATCGTCCAATTCGTCCATCAAATTGGGCACATCGGTCACATCTGAGTTCAGCAGGCGCTTGACGCGCTCCTTGATGCTGCTTTCCAAAGCCGAGGACGTCGTGTGGTGGATTGTGATCTCGCTGCGCTCTGTGAAGAGGCCAATGTCTGAGTGTTTGCCAAGCAGCTCAAGTGCCTTGAGTTCCAGTTTGGGGTCGCCGCAGCTCGCAATGTTGATGAGCTTGTTTGTTACGAAATTTCTGGCCTGCAGTGCGTCTTGAAACGCAGTGAAATCAAACTCTCGGATGATCGCGTGCGCGGCTGCAGCTTCCCGGGCAGAAGAAATGTGCCTTGGCGTATTGGGTTTGTCAGTACCCGTAATGAGTTTGGTGGCCTTGGCCAAGTCATCGTTATCAAAGTCGATCGACCCGCCGAGCTGGTTGATTAAATCTGCCGTGTTCACAGCAGCGGCCAGCGCATCCTTGTGCGTTTTGGGTTCTTCGTCGCTGACATCAAACGGAATTGTGTATTCCGTCGTAGGCTCAATTGTCTGCATGTGGCACCTAGTTAAAGGGGGTGAGCGAAATGTAACAGAAAAATATATAGG